GAGGGAACAGAAGCATTCAAACTAAGATTTAAAGGTAATACAGAAAAACAAGTTACAAAAGCTATGAATTCACCATACGGAGTAGTATTACCCGAAGAAATAAATGAAGATACATACATTGGACATTATAAAAATAAAAAAGTAAAAATCAATGCTAAATCAGATAAAGAAGCTCATAAACAAATAATTTCTAAATTAAAAGTTCCAAAAAAAGATTATGATATAGCTTCAATCCAAAATCTTACTAAAAAGACTAAAACAATTGGAGACAAGTTGTATGTTGACTCAGTAAATGAATTCAGTATGAGACTACAAAAATCCACACAAGATATGGTGGACGCATTATTAAAAATCAAAGACCCAATGCCAAAAGAAATACAAAGTGCATTAATTATGATGGCAAAGGGATATGGATTGGACTATGTAAAGAAAGAAGTCCAAAGAGACGCAAAAGGATTTTACAAAAATTTAAAACAAATGGCAGCAGCATTTCCAGAATTTAGAAACAAACCAAAAGATTATAAATTTGAGGGTGTTATTAACGAAAGAGATTATAGTGTAAATAGTGGTAAAGAATATTCAAAAAACTTTTTACAAGCACTTGAGTTAGTAATAAGACAGGCAAATAACTTAAAAGGTTCATTAGCAAAACACCCTATAAAAAGAAATATTAATAAATTGAAAGCAATTCAAACTCTTTACAAAAGATTTTTAAAACCAGTTATTGACCAAAGCAATAATAATTATAAAGCAGTTGATATTACTCAATTAAAAAAATACTTACAAGACGGAAAATTTAGAAGTGCACTTGAATATGAGATTAAAAATGCAATAGATAAGAGATATATGTCTCATAATCATTTTGGTAGTTTAGATGATAAACAGACTGAACTTAGAAAAAGAATTGTAAGTGTAATAAATGATTTAGTCAATAAGATGGATAAAGCACAATTGGAAAACATCAATGAAAACTTAAGACCAAGTGATAAAAAGATATTAATGGTAATAGCCACAGAATTGGTTAAAACCCAAATGAAAGGTAAAAATAAAAACCAAATAAGAAAAGAATTACCAGATATTCTATCAACTATGGGAACAAATAATTTCAGTAAAAAATCACCTACAAATAGATTTAACAAAAACAAAATGATTTCATTAGGAAAGGGATTTGATAAATTGTCAGATTATGACAAAAAAGTTTTTATCAATACTTTAATGTTAAATGCAGGACTAACCAAAGTAGAGTCAGTTAATGAAGCAAAGGAACCAGATGTAATCACTCAATTAAGAGATATTGTAAAAAGAAAATCAAGTAAAAAAATTAAAGACCCAAAAACTAAAAAGACTATGAGAGTAGATATGTTCACCGCATCAGTAATTACACAAGTATATGACGCAGTTAAAAAAACATCTCATAAAAACAAATTTGAATCACTACCATTAGATAAAATGGCACAATTGTCATTTAAAATGATAAAATAAATAGGATATACAATGGATAAAAAACAAATAATGAAAATGAACGATACTTGGAAAGACTTTCGTTTAACAGAATCATTAAAAATATTTAAAGACGGAGCACAACACGGATTCGATTTAACAGATTTTAAACCAGGTGGTTTTAAAAAGTTTCTAAAAGCATTAGGTATTCCTATGGTAGCAAAAGGTTCATCAACAGGAGCAAGTTGGTCAAACGGAAGAAGTTTTTATTGGAGAAACAAAAATATTATTATCATCACAAATAATAATCCAATTACAGGTCAATATTACGACCCAAGTAGAAGAAGTCCAGAAAAGAACTACGCATCATATGTAGGGATTGAAACAAAAGACCCAAAAGATATGGATAAAGTGGTTAAACTATTTAAACAAAATACATCTTATCGTAAAGGTGAGTCAAAGGGTAGAAGGAGTTTTATATAATGATTAAAATAAAAAATATCATAAAAGAACATAAAATTATATTATCAGAAGCATTCGCATCAGGTAAACTTCGTTCATTAGCAAATAATTGGAGAGGTTTAGATTCAAGCTTTTGGTCTTATGGAGCAAAACTCGGTATCGAGTGGGATAAAATTACTGATAAAGAAATCAAAACCAATACTAAACCAGTTAAAAAAGGTATTGAAATTGCGTATGTTGATAAAGATGTTTCATTACCAGTCAAAGGTAGAATACCAGACTATATGTCAAGATACGATATGGGTATAGATAAGTTTACAGCGATTAGTGTATTGAAAGACGGAAAACCACTTTGGTATACAAAAAGTTGGAAACCATTAACTAATGTAATGACCGTAACAGGTAAAAAAGCTAAAGATAGTTATTATGGTAGAAGAAGCACTATTCCTGATGTAGACGCAGGTTCAAGAAGTTATTCAAGAAGCAAACAATTTGGTATAAATATGATTGGGTATCAATCATTATCAGGTATGATGTCAATACCAGGTATTAAATTTCACCACATTGATTTATCAGAAGACCAACCTTATATGGGTGCTGGAATCAAAAGACAAATGAGACAAGCAGCACAATTCGGAGCAGCAAAGTTCACAACTAATGATGAATTTAAAAGAATTAATCAACAATACTTTGATGAATTGTTAAAAGCAAGATTAAATGACCCGAAAAAATTACAACAAAAATTAAAGAAAGCATCAACCTTGTGTAATCAAGTTATTGACGCTGCGATTGGTGGTAAAAAACCAACTGGTAAAATTAAAAAAATTATTGATGACTTTGCAGCAAAAAGAAGTTCAAGTCCAGAAGCAAGTGCTTATGAGTTGACTTCAAAGGTAGCTCGTTCATTATCAAATCTATATCAAGATTATGCAAGTTATCAAAGAGCTATTGAAAAAGAAAAAGAAGATAAAATTAAATACGGAACAACAGACTTTGCAAGAAGTGATGTTGAGTATGCAGCAAAAGAGTTTCAAAGTGAATTTCTTAGAATACAAAAATACGACTTTGGATATTAATGATTAAATTAAAAAACATATTAAACGAACAAGACAACACCATTAGTGCAAAAGAGTGGTCAAAAGTAGAAAAAACTATCACTCGTGGTATGGATATGGTATTTGATAAAGGAGTTAAATATTTAAGAGATTACGAAAGGTCAAATCTACCACCAGCAGAAATGAAAATGTTAAGTGATTTCTTTGATAATTATTTTTTATTGAAAAAAAGATTTCAAAAAATAAACAAACATTTAGCAACAAAGGGTTTTTTAAAATGATTAAATTAAATAAAATACTAAATGAAGCAATCGGTAAAGATAAGGGTAGTGATTCATTACCTAATTCAAGAGCAAAAGAATTTATGGGTGCTCTAACCGGATTAAAAAAAGATATAGCAGTAATTGAAAGAATGATTAAAAATTACAAAGGTGGTAGAGCAGGTAAGAGAAAAGGTGATATCAATTACGGATTGTGGTCTTCACAAGGATTTTTAATAAAGATTGGTGATATAACATCAAAGTTTAATTTGATACAAGACATTAGTAAAACTAATGAAAAACAATCAAAGGATATCGAATCAAAAATTAAAGCGGGAACTCTTAAAATTAGAGAAAAATTTACTGGAATTAGTGATTCAGGACTTGGATATTCCAACAAAGAAGCAATGAAGTTTTCACAAGAAGCAGTAAACAAAGCATCAAAAGAAATAGGAAAAGCTCAACAAAGAGCAGTAAGTATTTTTACATCAGATATGAAAAATAAAAAGTATGACAATATGGACTTGGCAAGAAGTATTAAAACAGGTAATATTAGAGACGCAACTTTATCAAAAAGAGAATTATTGTCCAGACTATACTATGATGTAAGAGATAGATTTAACAAGTATAATAGACGAAAAAAGAATTAAGTTATATTTATATACAAGGAGAACATAAAATGGCAAAACTTAAAAAACTAGTAAAAGAAAACTTCTCATTAGTCGGTGGAGTAGTTTCAACACCAGCAATTAATACTGGGTATAGTTCTTTATCTAAAATAGTTAAAGAAAAATATGGTGAACAAACACAAAAAGTATCATCTAAACAAGTTTCTGAAGCATTAAGAAACTATAATAAACTAGGTGAAACACTTTATCAACAACAATCTTTAAAAGAAACTGCAAAGTCTCTATCACAAATAGCAGAAATGGCAGCAACACATACAGTTCAAGAAACACAGGACTGGTTTGATAAAGTTACGGTATCTCGTAATATGAAAGAATTAACTAATCACTCAAAATCTTTTGCAAAAATAGCAGAAGAAGCATCATCAGTTCAACAAAGATTAGCAGGATTGTATGAGGATATGGGTAATATTTTAAATCGTTATTATGATATTCCAGAAACACATATGTCTGGGCACGATGATGACGACAGAGACACTCGTGGTGATACAATTGAAGAAGGTGATTACGAAGAATTTTTCCAAAAAGCAATGAAAAAATTTGGTATTTCATCACCAGACGAATTAGGTTCTGATGAGAAGAAAAAGAAATTTTTCAACTATGTAGATAAAAACTATTCAGCAAAAGCCGAAGGAAAAATCTAATGAAACTTAAATCATTGTTAAAAGAATCAAAAGTGTGGGAAAGAAAGTTTGGTGAGCCATTACCAACACTTGAAGACACCACAAAAAGATTCAAGTTAAAAACAGAAGAACAAGAAATAAACGAAAGACCAAACCAAGATACTGAAAAGTTATCAAAAATACTTGGTAAAAGTATGAATGATATTTACAAATTTGTAACGAAGTATGGTATTGAAGAAGATGATTTATTAGATGTATTAGATGCTGGTTCTTCAAGTCAAAGAAGACGATACTCAATGGCTATATTAGCTGCAATGAAAGGTAATCGTAGAGCATTAAAAGATTTAGATAACTTATTAGGATTTTTATAAAATGATACAATTAAAATCACTCATAAAAGAAGAAGTTTTAAATGAAAATATGGTTTCGGTATTGAAACCACCAGTAAGAAAAGCCAAATCTACAATATATGGATACATCAATCTACAATATCACGCCGTTCCATTAATTAAATCAATGAGAGAATTTTTAAAATTAATTAGTAAAATAGATATTGTTGGTATTGACTTTGATGACAGAGAAGACATTAAACCTATTTGGGATTTAGGACATTGGAGACCACCTTTCATTAGAGAACCGGTTTCAGTATTGATTAAAAAATTAGAAAAAGCATTAAAAAATCCTAAAAACTTTAAAGAACCGGAAAGAATTGATTATAGTGTTCCAAAAAGATTAGGTTCAGTATTGTTTCCAAAATACAGACAAGTTGTAAATGCATACAAACAATTTGATAAATTCAATAATAAAAAAGTATCAGATGTATTTCGTGATACCAAAGGAAAAAGAATTGGTAATAGATTGATTGGAGACTTTGGTGGATTTAGATTATTACAAGATGTTTC